GATCAAATCCAGACATCGTGACGTGTTTTCGTATGGTTCCTTCTCGGAAGGTGAGAAGGCAAAGATTGATTTGGCACTTCTTTTGACATGGCGCGAAGTCTCTCGTTTGAGAAATTCGATGTCAACCAACCTTCTCATTATGGACGAAGTCTTCGATGGATCGCTGGACACAACCGGCACTGATCTGTTGATGGACATTTTCAACTCCCTTGGGGAAGGCACCAATATTTTTGTTATTTCGCATAAAAATGACCAGTTAAGCGAACGCTTTGACCGAACCTTGCGGTTCCAGAAAGAACGCGGCTTCTCTCGTCTTTTAGAGGACTGATATTTGATCCAATTTACAACTGATGACCTGAAGCACAAGAAGCTCCTAATTGCAACGCCGATGTATGGCGGGATGTGTTCAGGTTCATACACAAAGGCTTTGAACGAACTTTCTATGGTATGCGCCGCTCACGGTATCGCCATTCAGTTCTATTTCATCATGAATGAAAGTCTTATCCAGCGCGCCCGGAATTATTGCGTTGATGAATTCCTTCGTTCCGAATGTACGCATATGCTCTTTATCGATGCGGACATTGAATTTGGCTTCCGAGATGTTTTGACGCTCCTACATCTTTGCGACGACAACAATGGCTTTGATGTGGTTTGCGGACCATATCCCAAAAAGGCTATCTCCTATGAGAAGCTGATGAAAGCCGCCACGTCTGGAATTGTCACCAACCCATTCGATCTTGAAAATTACATAGGCGACTATGTTTTCAACTTGGCAAATGGCGTCACATCGTTTAAGTTAGATGAACCTGTAGAAGTCATGGAAGCTGGAACCGGCTTTATGATGATGAATCGTTCTACTCTTGAACGGTACGCGAAAGCCTATCCACACAATTACTATCGCCCTGATCACGTTCGTTCGGCTGCTTTTGACGGCTCGCGTGAAATCTATGCGTACTTTGATTGTGAGATCGACAAGGATCGTTCCGAGACGGAATTGATGGAACTCTTGGATGTTATCCAGATATCCGAGACATTGGAAGAGCTTGCCGTCTTGAAAGAACAGGTTGCCGACATCAAAGCTCGCGAAGCAAACTCTACCAAGCGTTATCTTTCCGAAGATTACCTTTTCTGCCAGAACGTTCGCAAGGCTGGCATGAAAGTATGGCTATGCCCATGGATGCAGCTTTCTCATATGGGAACGTTCATTTTCAAGGGTTCTTTGCCGCACCTTGCAGCTATCGACGCAAGCCCTACAGCAACCGATGAATCTAGAAAGTCATACTATGATAAGTGAGTAACCATAAAAATAATGAAACTATCCGATAATACAAAATCTGTACTGAAGAACTTTTCCACGATCAACCCTTCCCTTATGCTCAGGAAGGGTTCTCTTCTCAAGACAGTGTCACCCGCCAAGGATGTTATGGCGGTCGCCACCATCCAAGAAGAAATTGTACAGGATGCCGGGATTTATAACATTCCTCAATTCCTGTCCGTATTGACCCTGTTTTCCGATCCTGAAATCAAGTTCGAAGACAAATATTTCAAGATTTTCGATGGTGTCAGTTCGATGAACTACACCTACGCACAGGAAAACATGATCCTTTCTCCCAAGAAAGATTATATGGACATCCCCGAACCTTTCGCAGTCGCCAACATGAGTTGGAATGAACTGAAGAAGCTTATCGACGCAGCCAATGCGCTCCAGCTTCCAGAAATTGAATTTTCTTCTCTGGACAATCAAATCCACATTTCAACGGTCAATAAGAAGAATCCGACAAGTAACGTCTATTCGATCTATGCCGAAGCTGAAACGAAGAAAACCAAGAAAGTCACCATCGCATCCGGCAAGCTGAAGCTTTTGCCAGTCGATTACACCGTTTCATTCACTGACTCGGTAGTTGAATTTAAATCACCACTTGCAACCTACTGGATTGCTGTTGAAGTGGACACAAAGTAAGGAAATCATATGAACCCTAATATTTTTAAATTTATTATTGACCTGATCGACACATGCGCGGAACGCGGTGCCTTTCGTGGCGACGAACTCCAGAATGTTGGTGCCGTTCGTCAAATTCTCGTGGATGCAGTCAAGCCGCCCGAAGATGAAGTAGAAGATGCTGTTGTTGAGCAAGTAAATTCCTAATATAGAATAGAATAGAGTAAATTGATTTGACTGAAACTATACTAAGTGAAAAATATCGTCCGGTTGATATTACAGATGTAATTCTTCCGGCTGAACTAGCAAAGTCATTCCAGCAAATGATTTTGGACAACGATATTCCCAATATGATGTTTGCCGGATCGGCGGGTATTGGTAAATCAACTGTAGCCATGGCAATTTTGCGAGCGCTTGGTTGCGACTATATTAAGATCAATGGTTCGAAGGAGGGTAATATTGATACCCTCCGTTCAACCATCATGGAATTCGTTTCGACCGTATCTTTCGAGGGCGGTCGCAAAATGGTCCTGATCGAAGAAGCGGATGGTATGTCTGCAAAAATGCAAGAGGGCTTGCGCGACGTAATTGAAAATTATTCTTCGAACGCCGGTTTCATTCTGACTTGCAATTTTAAAAATAAAATTATAGAACCACTCCACAGCCGTTGTCCACCAGTGGACTTCACGGTTCCGAAAGCGGAACGTGCCAAAGTCGCATTTAAATTTATGACGCGACTTGAAAAAATTCTACAAACCGAAGGGATCGACTATGACCGAGAAGCGGTAGCTGGAGTTATTGACGCCTATTTCCCTGACTGGAGAAAGATGCTTGGCATCATCCAGCGCTATTCAAAGACCGGTAAAATCGACATCGGTATTCTTGCTCGCAAGGATGTCGGTCCCGTCAAGGATTTGATTGGCTTCATGAAGGGGAAAGACTTCACCAAGGCTCGCAAATGGATCACGGAAAATTCCGATATCGATTCGCAAGCTCTTTATCGTAGCCTGTATGATGAACTACCAGCCTACTTGTCTGGTTCCGCCTCTTTAGCCGGGGCAATCATTATTCTCGCTGAATATGAATACAAGGAAGCGTTCGTCGTCAATTCCGAGATCAATCGGGCGGCGGCGGTGGCAAGCCTTATGGCAGAATGTGTCTGGAGTTAAAGAATGGGTCTAACGAACTGGTTCTGGAATATGTTTCCAAAAACAACCGCAGAATGTGTTGGTTGTGATATCACATTCCCTAAAGAAGCGATGAAAGAAATATGTTTCGCTTATACCGAGGAAAATGGAAAAACCGGATCATCGTCAGTGTTTGTCTGTGAAGGCTGCATGAAAGATGTGGCTGAAAATACTGAACGTATGATGAATGACCTAGAGGTTTACGATGCCGACGAACCCATTTGATTACGTCAATTCCATTAACAGTGGAAAAAAGTCAATTATGCGCGATACAGATGATGACGAGGAAGCTGAAGCCGGGTATAATCCATTTCTTACTAATATGGCTCTGTCCTATTTTTCAGACACCGTATTAGCCGCAAATTTGATGAATGAGTTTTCTCATTTGAGCAACCGTCCTCAGTATGAATTTTTGCTGAACGCGGTTTCGAAGAGGAAGCGATTTTCCAAATGGGCAAAGGCTGTTAACTCGGAAGACCTTGAATTGATCTGTGATTATTACATGGTCAACTCAAACATCGGCAAATCCTATCTGGATTTGATATCAAAAGAACAACTAGAAGAAATTCGCGAAATGCAAAATACGGGTGGCAAGAAGAATGGAAAGTGAATTGGCTCATGAACAAAGTGACGATATTTTCAGTGGATATGGAATTGAAGTGGTACTTTCCAAACCGGAAGACTTCTTAAAAATTAAAGAAACCCTAACCCGCATCGGGGTTGCGTCGAAGAAAGAAAAAGCACTCACTCAATCGTGTCACATCCTTCATAAGCGCGGTCGCTATGTGATCCTTCATTTCAAGGAACTGTTTCTAATCGACGGGCGCGAAGGCGTCATTTCAGAAGACGATCTTGCCCGCCGCAACTCTATCGTCAAGCTCATCAACGAATGGGGATTGGTGAGAACTGTCAACCCAATCACCGGCACTCTTGCCAGTATGAGAGATATCAAAGTCATTTCGCATAAAGAGCGTTCCGACTGGAAGCTCGTGAGTAAATACAAAATTGGACATAAAAGAACATGATTGAAAATAAACCAAAACTCTACCTATACAAGCTTCGTGACAATGCAGTAACCCCAACCTACGGCACAAACGATTCCGCCTGTTTCGATATCGCCGCCGCCTTCGACGCAGATATTCCAATCACCATTTACGATTGTCATAATCAGAAACGCACTCATTTTGGTGATGTGATTTGGATTGATGCTGGCGAGCGGGCGCTTATTCCAACCGGCTGGATTTTCGGCATTCCTGAAGGTTATTCCATGCGGATTCATCCCCGCTCTGGTCTGTCTCTCAAAAATGGTATCGTGCTGGCAAATGCTGAAGCTGTGATCGACGCCGATTACATCAATGAAACCTTTATCATGCTACATAATATCTCCAGTGAAGTTTTCAAAATTGAAACCGGCATGCGCCTTGCTCAAGGCGAATTGGTTGAAAAGATTGACCATTCATTTGAAATCAAGTATAATACTCTTCCCCAAGAAACGACACGTTCAGGCGGTCTAGGCTCAACTGGAATCTGAACAGAATCGAGGTAAACTACAATTAGTCTGTTTTATACGTCCGTTCGTAAGTACGGAAAGGCACTTCTCGTCAAGGAAGTCCATAACGGCAAGCGACATAAATTTGAAGTAAAATATAAGCCCTACCTTTTCGTAGGGTCAAAGCAAGAAGAAGAATACAAAACCGTTTTCGGTAAGAATGCCAAGCGTGTCGATTTTGAAGACATGGCAGAAGCCAAGAAGTTTGCAGAACGATATGCAGACGTTGACGGCTTCGAAATCCTTGGTATGACGGATTTCCATTATCCATTTATGAACGACACCTATTCCGGGGAATATGATGCTGATCTAATCAACGTCGTCTCTCTCGATATCGAAACCATGTCTGACGATGGTTTCCCCGAACCGGCGCTCGCAGACAAAGCAATCACCGCGATCACCATGAAGATGCGTGATACAATCGTGGTGATCGGCAAAGGTCACTATGAGCCTCATCAGAACAATATTCGTTACATCAACTGCGAAGATGAGGAATTGCTTCTCCAGACGTTCGTTGAAGAATTCGCCAAACTTGATCCTGATGTGATCATTGGATGGAACGTTGACAAATTCGACGTGACCTATCTTGTGAACCGTATTCGCAAGATTTTGTCTGAAAAGTGGGTCAAGCGTCTCTCCCCATGGGGAATTGTGCAAACGCGCAAGAAGAAGGACGCAGAAAAGAATGAGTATGAAGGCTATGACATCTATGGCGTCGTCGTCATGGATTATATGGACCTTTACAAGAAGTGGACATTCACAAAGCGCGAAAGCTACTCGCTGGACTTCATCGGTCAAGTCGAAGAACTGGACGCGGTCAAGATCGATTATAAAGACCTTGGCTATACGAACTTGCATGATCTTTATACTCGTAACTATCAGTTGTATATCGAGTATAACGTTCGAGATACCGAAGTCGTTCAGCTATTAGAAGATAAGCTAAAGCTTCTTTCTCTAGTATTTGCTATCTCTTATCAAGCAAAAGTAAACTATAATGATACTTTCTCCCCGGTTAAGACTTGGGATGTAATCATACATAACTTTTTGATGCAGTCTAATACTGTCATTCCGATGAAGATACACAGTAGCAGTGATGCTGAAGATTTCTCGGGTGGCTTCGTTAAACAGCCTGTTCCGGGTTTGTATGAATGGGTTGTGTCAGAAGACTTGGACTCCCTGTATCCGCACAACATCATGCAGAACAACATTTCTCCAGAGATGTACAGGGGTAAGCTTGATTTGCCCGGTCTGACATTCGATGCGATTTTGAACGGGAAGTTGAAAGAGCCTGAAATTGCTCGATACCTCAAAGACAACAATCTAGCGATTGCGCCAAACCGAACGTTGTGGAGCCGTGAAAAGCAAGGGTTCCTAGCACATCTTATGGAAACATTCTATGTGGAACGTAAGCAGTTCAAGGCTATGTCGATTGAGAACAAGAAGAAGTATGAGGCGACACACGATCCTGAATTCAAGAAGTTGGCAACGCTTTACGATGTCATTCAGCAAGCCCGAAAGGTTCTGTTGAACTCGGCATATGGTGCGCTCGCTAACGCCTTCTTCCGCTGGTTCAATATCGACTTTGCAGAAGCGGTCACGACAACCGGGCAGTTGGTCATTCAGGTCATCAGCCGCGAAGTGAATAAATATTTCAACACGGTTTGTGGTACGGTCGATATCGACTATGTCATTGCGAATGATACGGACTCGATGTATCTGAACTTCGCCGGGATCGTCAAAAAATTCTGTAACGGTATGAGCAAGAATGAGATCGTGGATTTCATCGACAAGACCTGTAAGGAAGCTCTGGAACCATTCCTGAAGAAGAACTTCTATAAGATCGCAGAAGAAACCAATGCGTTCGAAATGAAGATGAACATGAAACGAGAAGCCATTTCGGATCGCGGCATCTGGACAGGTAAGAAGATGTACATTCTCAATATGTACGATCTGGAAGGCGTCCGGTTCGAGAAGCCGAAATTGAAGTTTGTCGGGCTTGCCGTTGTTCGTTCTTCTACTCCAGCAATTTGCCGTGAGAAGATCAAACAGGCGATCCATATCGTGATGAATGGCGACAATGCCGAACTGATCGAATATATCGACAATTTCAGACAGGAATTCAACACCCTTCCATTCGAGACCGTTGCTTTCCCGCGTGGCTTGAACAAGATGCAGGATTATTATGATCCTATCATGCGCTGGCAAAACCGGACACCTGTCCAATTAAAAGGCGCATTCATCTACAACGAACTGATCGACCAGCGCGGTTTGCAGAAGGTCTATCCTAAGCTTCGCAACGGAGACAAGATCAAGTTTGCTTACCTGAAGGAACCAAACCCAACGCGGGACAAGGTCTTGACATTACCGGGACCAATGCCACCGGAATTGGAAGATTTGAACCAATACATATGTCATTTTACACAATTTGAAAAGGCTTTTATCAAACCGCTATCAAGTATATTAGACGTGATTGGGTGGCAGACGGAATACAAACCTCAATTGGACTGTTTCTGACATACGTTTAACTAAATACTCTCAGGAATAACAACTTGAGAGTATTTAAAATTGCAAGAAAAGTATGGATTTGTTTATATCTGGTATGATCGTAAACGCAAAATGTATTATATCGGATCGCATTGGGGAACCGAAGATGACGGGTATATATGTTCTTCCACACGGATGAGAAATGCTTACCGCCGCCGTCCTAATGATTTCAAACGCCGCATCCTTTCGCGAGTTTATTCAGATAGGCATAATATGTTATGTATTGAAGAATGTTGGTTGCTTAAAGTTAAAAACAGGACCAAATATTACAATAAAATGTTTTTCACTACCAAAGGAACATGGTGGGTTTTAGGTAAACCTAAAGGTCCGATGTCAGAAGATACTAAAAGAAAAATATCTTTAGCTAAAAAAGGCAAATCTAATCACAGATTAGGTAAAAAACTTAGTAACGAAACTAAAAATAAAATATCAGCATCTCATACTGGTAAGATTCAAGCTCCAACAAGTGAAGTTACAAAAAAGAAATTATCTGATATGAGAAAAGGAAAGGCTCATACTAAAGAACATAATTTAAATGTATCTTTAGGGAAAATGAAATCTTATCAATATCTTCATGAAGATATTATATACACAACTAATAACCTCAAAGAATTTTGTGAAGAACATGGTCTAGTTTACAATAATATGTCAAAACTAAACAGCGGAAAATTACAAAAATATAGAGGTTGGTCAATTTTAAGAGATAACTAATATGACAAAACCCTATCAAGATTATACAGGGGCGGAAATTCTCGATTTGGAGTTTCCGTCGCCGCCCGATTATGATGAAGCTGATGAAGACAGTGAAATCGATTGGGACCAATATTTCAGTTACACGTTTGATGATAACGAAGCTTTCGACACGGTCCGTGACTATCTGAAAGGTTTGCTCCAGAACCTTTGGATTGAAGGGGAAGGCTTTAGCGGGAAGCGCCCGTTCGGTAATTCCGGTTGGGAATATGATCTGTATCAACCGCTGATCGCAGTCGGTTTCCCCAAGGACAATTACCGGGAAATGGACGAAGCAATTCTTAGAGCAATCGACGCTTTATGAGTGGCGAATTTTGGAATGGCGACTGTCTGGAATTGATGAAGAATATTCCAGACGGCTCGGTTGATATGATCCTTTGTGATCTTCCTTATGGGACAACCGCTTGTAAATGGGATTCAATTATTCCTTTCGAGCCTTTATGGGAACAATACTGGCGAGTAGCTAAACCCAATGCAGCGATTGTTTTGACGGCGGCACAACCTTTCACAACTGCATTAATTTACAGCCAGATGGATAAATTTAAGTATTGTTGGGTTTGGAATAAGGATAAAGCCGGGAATTTTGCAACAGCTAAAAAGCAACCTCTTAGAGTTACGGAAGATGTTTGTGTTTTCTCAAATAAACCACATCAATATTTCCCGTTGATGGAGAAAGCAGACGATAAAAATAAAAGACCTAGAACTACAGTTTACAAACAAACGCAAGATTCTACATTCAATAAACTTCCAGAAGGCTATTCTCATTCAGAAGATCATGATGAAAATGTTCGGTATCCGAAGAATTTAATTAATATCAAATCTACCGAAAAAGAATGTAATAACATCAATCGTATTCACCCAACCCAAAAACCAGTTGCGCTGTTTGAATACCTTATCAAAACTTATACGAATGAAGGTGAAACGGTTTTGGATAATACAGCCGGTTCCGGTACGACTGCCATCGCGGCGATCAACACCAACCGCAACTGGATATGCATTGAGAAAGATGAAGAATATTATTCAAAGGCTTGCGCTCGGATCGCGAAACATCAAGAATCCCTTGATACCCCAAAATTAGAGATTGACTAATTTTTAAATTTCTATATTATAGGAAAACATTCAATGAAAACTGAATACGTTCTTGGTTTCGCCTATTGGCGGAATCAGGTCGCCTTGATCTACAAAACCAAGGGACCAAGAAACTTGCGCGGACACTGGAATGGTATCGGCGGCAAGGTCGAAGAGGGTGAAACCCCAAGCGTCGCAATGAGCCGGGAATATTTTGAAGAGACCGGAGATACGCTTAATCCAGAAAAATGGACATATTTTGGAACCATTTCGTCTGAACATTACCATATGCATCTTCTTTGCGCCATGTGTGATACGCATCTAGACGCGCCGCCTCATATCGAAAATACCGAAGAAGGCGGGGAAGTTGTTCAATGGTTTAAGATCAAAGACCTTCCAAACGTTGTCCCGAACTTGAGATGGATCATTCCATTGTCACTGGATTACACGATCAACTTTGTAGAAATCAAAGAAAGGAACTAGGAGACTACACACTTATATGTCATTAATGGAAAGAATGCTGAAAGCAGGAACCAGCAAATATGCCCTGCTTTCTGAATCGAAGATTTTCAATGAAAAAGACTTTGTTCAGACTAACTTGCCGATCCTCAACATTGCCTTGTCTGGTAGCGTTGATGGCGGTCTTACATCAGGCGTAACCTATATTGCGGGTGCGTCGAAGAGCTTCAAAACGCTCGTTATGCTTTATCTTCTCAAAGCATATTTCGAAAAATACAAGGATGCGGTTTGCATCTTTTACGATAACGAATTCGGTGTTACGCCTCAATACCTTACCGCGTTTGGTATTGACCCGTCGAAGATCGTTCACGTACCGATCACCAATATCGAGGAATTGACCTTTGATATCGTGACAAAGCTGGACGAAATCAAGCGTGGCGATCATGTCATGCTGATGGTTGACTCCCTTGGAAA